ATTAGTTAAAAATTATGTGTTTAATCCAGGTTTAGGTCTCAATGACAACCTAAGACCAAACGCATATTCGTTGATCTCGCAAAATAAAATTTTCTTACAAAAAGAAATTACAGGCTTCTGCGCTAATCAAGTAGTTGACGCTGTAAAATGCGAAAGAGATTTAGGTTATATTATCGACGGTGCTGGATTTGACGTTACTTTAGGTACTAATTATAATTCAGTATTTTTAGGTATTGCAGAATATAATTCTAACGAAGTTACTCCGACAGTTTTAAGAACAATTGGTCGAGCTAGAGATGCAGTATTAGCATTGTCGGGAGTATCTGCGAACGCAACAGCAGTATCTAGAACTACTACATTCTTTAATGAAGTAATTGACATTGCACAAAACGGAAGAACTTCTGCAGACACAATTACATTTACAAATCCAAGTTCCGGATCTACACCGGCTCGAATCGCTGCTAAAGATAGATTAATATCTAATAAACTTTTTATTGCTGCTGAGATTAACGCATGGGTGGCAGAAAATTATCCTAGCGCTGACCACGATCCAGTTAAGTGTGCTCGAGATGTAAAATACGCAATTGATGCACTTTGCTATGACGTATTGTATGGTGGTAATTCTGCAACTTATGACCAGTCGAAGTTTTTCTTCTACGGCTTTGCCAACGGTGCTCCTGGAATTGACCCTACTCACAGATTGCAAACAGTAGCGGCCTACAACAGATTACAAAGTGTTGTTGGAGATGTTATTTTAGGAAATGCTGTTAGTAGGTCAAATGGCGGAACATATACGGAACAACAAGATACAACCGGAACCAACTCCGACGGAACTACAGTTACAGTTATTCAAAACTTAGTACAGATTATTGAAGACGTTGTAAATGCAACTAGCCAATCTGCTGCTAATACAGTGTTGTCTGGTATTGTTAGAACTGCTCCTAGTGTAACTTGGTCATTGGCTGCGTTACAGACTGCAAAAACAGCAATTGATTCTAATAAGACTGCTATTATTACAGCAGTAAACGGATTTGCAAATTATGTATTCGACATTGACAAATGTGAAAGAGACAGTGGATATGTAATCGATGCATTATTACACGACTTACGATATGGCGGTAATGAGGAAACTCGTAGGATTTCTGGATTCTATTGGGACGGAAACGTTGCACAAATTGACGGCACAAGATTAGCTGAATATGAATCTTACTATTTCTTAATTGATCTAATTAACAATTACATTATTAAAAATATTGAAGATACCAACCCAGAACAAGATTTAACACTACAAGTAATTGATCTTACTAAAACAGCGGAAGAAGATGCTGAGGTAACAATCGCGGCGCTGTTACAAGATGTAATTGATGTTATTCAAAACGGCCTAAGTGCATTGCCTGCATTAGTAACTGGTGTTGGTACTGTAGAAGTATTAGGTAAGATTGGTTTAGAAGATTTATTGATTATTTCCAACGTTACTGCAAACGAAGTTATCTACAACTTTGCAGAGCCAACAAAAGGCGGAACATGTACGTTCCGTCCAGGTAATTCAGAAAATTATCCTCAAGCCCAGTCAGTTAATAACGGTGTAACAGTTATTGCATTCAAATACAATACCAGTTCAATGAGTGCAAATGACACAATTCAAATTTTCTTAGAAAATACAGAATTAAAAGTTCGCCCATATGACTTTGGTACAGACGCCATTGAGCGTATGCGTGTTGCACAACCGCAGGCCATGCTTGATGCTGACTTCGAATACGGATTACAGCCGACTAAGTGGCAGGCTATTGGTATGCAACGCGGTTATCCAAGTACATATGAAGTTTCTGCAACCGACACTGCGGTAGTAAACGTAGTAACAGACGCTTCAAACGGAACTTCAGGAGTTGGTGCAAGTTTAATTACAGTTACTACTCAAGGAGCGCACGGATTCAGTGCAGGTAATCCAATTACTATTAGAGCACTTGCAGCATCGGTCACTGGATTTAACCGAGCAGAAGGTACCTTCTTAATATTTTCAGTTCCTAGCCCAACAACATTTACATATTATGCCAAGTCTAAAGTAGGAACAACAGACGGACAGGTACTTGCAACTACAACAACACAATTAAGACAGGCCTCGTTCTACACAGGTGCTTCTTTAGGCCAGCCAACTTTTTCTGTATCTACAAACGGTTCTTCTGGTTCCTTAAGCACATCATTAAGAATTCCTAGCGGAAGCACAACATTATCTTATAGCGGAACTGTTCCTAGTGTGGGTGCTCCGTTGTCCGGAACTGGTATTTCAAACGGTACCCAGGTAACTGGTGTGTTTGGACCAGGCGGCGAAGTAGGAACGTATTACGTATCTACAAACAGCAACATTGGCGATACTAGCATTTCTTTAACCGATGTAACAGGCATTCAAGAAGGAATGGCAATTTCCAACGGTGACGGTACTCCTACTCAAGTTGTAATTACAGACGTTGGTGGTATTATCTTAACTCTTAATGACAACTTAGCTGTGGCTTATAAAGGCGACGTTGACACATATATTAACGAAGCAATTAACTCTATTACATATCAGATTGGTTCCGGTCTCGGCGCTACATTTAACGTAACGGTAACTGCCGGAGTATACGATGTGACTTTAAATGCAGGCGGCTCGGGTTACTTAGCAGGAGACACATTACAAATTGACGGTGCGACTGTAGGTGGAACCTCGGGATCAAACGATATCAACATCAACGTTCTTAGCGTAGGCGGAGGTGGCGCAGTTGCTACATTTGAAATTATTTCAGGAACAGGAACAGGATCAGGTTCTTACACAAGTGTAGGTACACAAGAAATTGGATACTTGCCACGAGGCGGAGCAACTGTTGACATCACTAGGGATGGCGGAACTTATTCTGCATCAGTAAACCAAGCAGGTGTAAACTATAACCTATATAACAGATTCTTAATTCCGGGATCTATTCTAGGTGGCGTTGACGGCGATAACGATTGCATAATCACTGTAACAGCAGTATCTGGCGGACAAGTAACTGAAGTATCTGCATCGGGCACAGCAGCTCGTGGTGACACAATTATCGTTTACTCAACTGTGGCGATATCTCAAGCTACTACTGCTCAAATTAATGCAACAGCCGTTATAACATTCTCTGCTATTGCAACAGTACAAGTAACATTTACTTCTCCTCATGGATTGATTCCTGGCGCTAGTGTAATGATTTCCATTACGTCAGCAGGAACAAACCACCAACTTGCAGGAGGTCCGTTCTCAGTTGAGCAGATTCCGACACCAACGACACTACGATATACTGCTAGAGCCCCAGGTAATATTGCAACTGCTACAACTCTAGAAGGTATTGTATATGTAAGACCAGATGTGTTCTTTACACATAGACCGTTTGACGGTGGTGTTATGTTAGGTACAGGTGGCCCACAACACGGCGGTCAAGCTATTCGTCAAAGTAAAAAGTATATTCGTTACCAATCTGGTAAAGGCGCGATGTATAATACTGGTGCGCTATTTGCTCCTAGCTTTGATTTGAGATCTGTAGTAGCCGAAGGAACTTCGGTGGGGTCGTTAATTACTGTAGTAACCGATGATGTTGATCACGGATTGCAAGCAGGAGCAGTGATTCGACTAAGAGGAATTACTAGCACTGGGTTTGATGCTACTTACGAAGTTAATGAAATTGTTGATGAAAGAACATTTAGAATTACCGCCCAAGCAAACTTAAGCACAACTAACGCAGTTATTGGATCACAGGCCCAGATGAGTTTGTTAAACTGGCACGGTGCAACAGTTCGTTCTGGACCGTTTGATGATCAAAACGGAATTTTCTGGCAATACGACGGACAACAATTAGCAGTTGGTCGTAGAAGTTCTACCTTCCAATTAGCAGGAACAATATCGTTAACTGTTAACTCTAATACAGTAGTTGGTTTAAATTCAAGATTCTTGGATCAATTACAAGAAGGTGACCGAGTCGTTATCCGAGGAATGACTCACGTAGTTGCAAGTATTACAAGTCAAACAGCCATGACTGTTACCCCAGACTGGAGAGGAGTAAACAACGTTACTGGTGTGAAAGTTTGTAAAGTGCAGGATACTATTATTCCACAAAGCGAGTGGAACTTAGATAAGTGTGACGGAACAGGACCATCTGGATATAATATTGACGTTACAAAGATGCAGATGATTGGTATTCAGTTTAGCTGGTACGGTGCTGGTTTCATTGACTGGATGCTAAGAGGTCCGGATGGTAACTACGTATTCTGTCATAGATTAAAAGGTAACAACTTAAACACCGAAGCTTATATGCGTACAGGTAACATGCCTGTTCGATACGAAGTATTAAATGAAGGTGCTAGAACGCAATTATTAACAAGCGTAGATTCAGACGATACTATTTTGTCAGTTAACGACTCTTCATTCTTCCCAGAAGCAGGTACAGTGTATGTTGAAAATGAATTAATTTCTTATACAAGTAAGAACGACGTTACAAATCAATTGAGTGGATGTACAAGAGCTGCATCATTATCTAACTTTGCAGCAGGCGCTACCAGAACATATACAGGCGGATCGGCAGCAAGTCATTCTGCAGGTAAAGGTGTAATTTTAGTATCTAATACAACAAGTCCTATTATTAGCCACTGGGGTAGTGCGTATTTGATCGACGGCAACTTTGACGAAGATCGTGGATACATTTTCTCATATGCTTCTACAGGAAACAGTATTAGCACAACTAAGAACACTGTATTTTTGATTCGCCTAGCACCAAGCGTATCTAACGCTGTAACAGGTGACTTAGGAGAGAAAGAATTATTAAATCGTGCTCAGTTATTGTTAAAGTCGATATCCATCACTTCTGACCCAATGACATCAGGAACTTCTGGTATTGTTGTTGAAGGCGTATTGAATCCACAAAACTATCCAGTAAATCCAGCTGACATTGGTTGGCAAGGCTTAACTGGTTTGAGTGCTGGTGGTCAGCCAAGTTTTGCACAAATTGCACCGGGTGGTTCTGTAAGTTGGGCTGGCGGCGCAGTTACAACAACTACCACAGCTACAACAACTACAACAATGACTAACACTATCGCAGTTCCAAATAACACTGCGTTTAATAGACCGTCAAACACAACTGCATTCTATGTAACTAGAGCATCCTGGGAAGCATCTGGAGCATTTGTTCCGCCAACTACATACACAACTCCATTAGGAGGTGTGGTAATTAACGATGGTAAATTCCCTAGTGGTACAACAATTACTTCGGTACAGGGTCCTTACAATTTCTCTGGAATTGATTATTATGTAATTAATACCAGCAGACCGTCTACAAGTGCTCTAAACGCTAGTGCCACAGTTACGTTGAATCTAGGCGGAGCTAGTGCAACAGTTACCAACACCTTGTATTTCACACAAGCAAGTTGGGTAGCATCTGGTGCAGCATTGAACACAGAAGTTGCAGATGCTAAGTTCCCTGCTAACACTCGTGTTTCGAGTGTAACAGGTCCGTTGACATTTGGATCTACTACGTATTATCGTGCAACGTTTACTCAGAACAGTACGCAGTCAACTACAGCAGGTGGTACAGTTACATTCCAATTTGGTCAACCGCCGTATGCGTTACCAGGTGAAACAGTATTCTCGTTCGTTGCAAACCCAGGAGATACTGCATCGCTAGATCTAGGCGAACTTAAGGAATTAACAACCACTGCCATTGGCGGACGTGGTGCATTCCCTAACGGTCCAGACGTATTAGCTATTAACGTGTATAAGGTAGGCGGAACAGCAGTTCCTGCTAACATTATTCTACGTTGGGGCGAAGCGCAGGCCTAAAAGAAAAGCCCCGGAAGGGGCTTTTTTATTGTCTTAGAATTATTAAAGTAGTTTTTCGTAATCGCTTAATCTGTTGGAAAGTGTTTTTCTAAGATTAAACAATGCTTCTCTAGTGTCAGACACTCCGGACGGCAACGAAGAAACTCTTCCTAGATCGTTGTGTTTAATATCCAATGCCTTAACTTCACTTACTAGTTGTCCCAGTAGTACTTGTAATTCTGATTGTTTACTAGCATCTGGAATCTTAGAAATTCTAGATTTAAAATCTTCGTACTCTTTTAAAAAACGTGGGTTCTTAATCAGTTGCATTTTCTAACTCCAGTATTGTTTCTATTTTTGTTCGTATGATTGAATTACTTAGTGTGTTTTTCAATCCGGTGTGTAATTGTTTTGGCAGATAATCTAAACTGCACCATGCTAGTGTATTAGCTGATTGTGTCAAAAATTCGTCATTGACAATACAAACGTATGTGCCGTACTCAAATCCTTTATCCTCAGATAGGTATAGCTCTATTGGAACTATTCTTCCTGGAGAATATTCTGTTAAGAGATTTTCTGCATCATTTAGCAACGCAGCACGGCGTTCAAATGTAGGAACTGTCCACCGCTGATCTTCTAAAATCAGCAGTATTCTTTTGGTTTTTTTCGATAAGAATAATAGTCCGGCACGCTGTTGCATACCTTTAATTATCATGCGTCAAGATCAAATCTCCAAGTTCCTGGAGCATACTCGCCTTCAAATGCCTTGAGCCACTGATCTTCGACCCATTTGTATTTGATTAGTGTTTTCATATTTTGGACTACGACCTGTCTAGTTTCAATTCTAGGATCGAATAATACTTTCCATTCAGATCCGGTCCATGTAATAATAGAATTAGCAGGCACCACAGGGTCGGAACCATCTAGATTCTTCCAGCCGTCGGGACCGTCATAGCTATCCCTTGAGCTTCCGTCAGCTGGATCAAAATTTCCACGATCAATTAATCCACCTCTATTTGGACTTGTATTAATATCTTCTAACACTAGATATCGAACGTTTACATCTCTACCGTTTGGTCTAGTTATAGGATTAAACTTGTAAGGATCAATGATTGCATCAACTGTTCCCTTTCCGCTGGCTGAATCAAAACCAACGTCAACTTGATCTACACTAAAAAACTTCAAACCGTTGTTGTCAATTAATGTATTAGCAGGAATAGTATCTGGATCAAAAGTTACAACAAGTATACTTGGGTCGACTGGATTTACAGCAAAAGTTCCGCTTAATGTATTTCCGGCTGCTTGGTCAAAGTATATTCTACTAGTTCCGGTATATCCGCCCATGGCTTCTAATATTTGAGTCCATGTTAATTTTCCGCCAACTCGATAATCTTTTTCTGGAATACCGGCAGATTTAATAGCAGCAGATGGATCTACAATAGTAACATCGTAGTCAAACTGTTGACCGTTGTTACTCTTAAACAACATAATTCTATATCTGTCAGAATTAATCTGAATTTTACCTTTAGTTTGTCTAATAACCAAACTATCTAATTCTATAACTTCCCCAGTTTCAGAGAATACATTTGAAATAATAGATTTTACAACGCCAAGTTTTTTAACTTTAGCTGGAGGACTAATCCATACAGGCATTGTAAAGTCGATGGTCATGATGTCGATTTCAGTTTCTGCTCCTTGCGGAATTGATCTAGAACTAAAATTAATATTTTGAATATCTACAACGCTTAAACTGGTCCAATCAAGATAGTTGTCTGTTGTTTGAATTTCTAAACTAGGATTAAACAATACCATAATTTGTTCAAACAACTGAAGCTTCTGATCAATACTTGAAGTCCATATGTCAGCCTTCATTGTTAACTTAAACGGTGTTGGCATTAATCTTTCTACAGTGTAGGATCCGCCCTGACGACCGTAGTAACTAACTTCACCTGTATCCGGATCTTCGGTATAATCTTTTTGTCTTACACTTACTTTGCTAACAAAGCTAGGATCAGATAGTCTTGTTTGATCTAATTCTAATCCAGAGATATAACATGCTATTCTAGGAACAGATGGCATCTTATTTTCAGAATTTTCTTTGATCAAAGCAGCAACTTGTCTAGACATGTCGCCGTACATAACAGGGACTGTTTGCTGATCTCCGTTACCTGCTTGGTATTTAAAACCAATAAAGATACGCATAAACTGTGTTACATATCTTCTAATTTGTCCGTCGTAGAAAAAGTCCATTATTCGTCTGCCTCTGGTCTAAGAGCCTTGCTCAAGCTCTGACGTTCTTTAATTTGTTTACCATTAATGGTATCAACATTGGTGTTATTAATAAAGCTAGTCTTTTGAGTTTGTCGAATATCTTTTCCTTCAAACTGATCGCCTGCTCCTGTATCGCTTTCGCCTAGGTTAGTCATAGTCATTCGAACATTGTCTTCCATCTTAACCCATCTCGACCCGTCATATCTAAACAGTCTATTTGGAAAGTAATCGGTTCTTAATGCAAACTGTCCTTTAATTGGAGTAAGTGGAAATGCTATGCCACTACTAAATGCAGCACCGTTTGGCGGTATACCGTCTCCTACTAGGTAACCTTGGTAGTTACTATTTTCTGCAGATTGGAATTCTGAACTAGCCGACACTGCCATGTATATAGGTTCGCCTGCCTCATCGAGAAGAGTATTTCCATTTACGTCAGTAGTAGGAATTAATACATCGTCGGCACTAGCAAGAGTCATTTCGACAAAGCCTTCTTCGTCATACTTAACTGTATAGAAGTTAGTGGTGTCGTATCCGCTCTTAGGAACATCAGCATCGGCTTGATCCAATACTGCTTTTGTAATCTGCATTTCCCTATTGTAACTAGACATAATATCTTTTAGTGTATCTGCTAGTTCCCAATAAGTTGCATTAGGCGGCTGTTGACCTGTAACACCGTTAATAGTATCTGGGCTGGTTATTAATGTATATTGCTTTCCGTCTGGGCCGGTAACAACATCGCCGGGAAAATATATGCCGGTAGAATCCCAAGTTCCTTTGTCATTGTCGCTGTCGGCTGCACGATCTAAAATATCTTTAAACTCTTGACTGTCAACAAGAGGTTTACATTTTGCTCTATATAAGTGCGGGTACCAAGTTACAGAATATCCTTCTGCTGCTCGAGTAACTTCCTCAACTACATAAAATCTCTTTAGAGCAAATTGTAGATCATTAAGAGCATACTCATCTTTTAGATGAGGAAGTTCGATAACATCTCCTGCAATTAACTTTCTTCCTAGCTTCTCGATTGTATCGTGTATATGGAACGTAACAAAGATTGTATCGTTTTGTAAAAATAATCCAAATTGACTTAAATTAAAGTCAGTGTCTTGAATATTATATACACCTCTAAGAATATAAACATCCGGGTCGTATTTTCTGTCTCTATTTTCTAAAAATAATAAATCTTGAATTTGGAACGGATCGTTAGAATTGTATACAGGTTGAGTAGGAGTACCTGGAGCATTAGAAGTATCCGGCCCTAAGTACTTGTGAAACAGCACATCGACACCGCCAACCTGGAACATTTCCCAAACGGTTTTATCGATAAACTTATAATCGTTGCCCTTTTGCGGGCGATATAGCGAGAGTCTTGGCATAGTTATATATTTACCCAACGATAAATAGTATTATGAGCTCAAACGATCAAGCAAGACAAGAGGTTTATAACTACTGCAAATTAATGCTGGGCGAAGGCATGATTGACGTAGAATTAGACCCGGCGCACTATACCATAGCTCTAGACCGTAGTCTAGGCGTTTTCCGTCAGCGTAGCGATAATGCAGTGGAAGAAAGTTATGCCTTTCTTACATTAGTTCAAGATCAAAACGAATATATTTTACCTTCAGAAATACAGCAGGTACGACAGTTGTTTCGTAGAAGCGTAGGATCAAGGTCAGGAAACGGCAGTGGCGGTACAGTGTTTGAACCATTTAACATGGCTTACACAAATACCTACTTGTTAAGTTCGACTAATATGGGCGGGCTTGCTACATACGAATTATTTGCTCAATATCAAGAACTAGTGGGTAAAATGTTTGGTAGCTTTATTAACTACACCTGGCATCCTCAAAGCCACAAACTTATTATTCATCAACGTCCACGCGGTGACGAAGAAGTAATGATGCAGGTCTATAATAAAAAACCAGACTTTGCAATTATTACAGATGCGTATGCAGGGCAGTGGATTAAAGACTACACACTAGCAAACTGCAAAATGATGATTGGACAAGCTCGTGAAAAGTTTGCTACAATTGCAGGCCCACAAGGCGGCGGATCTCTAAACGGTGCTGCTATGAAAGCCGAAGCGCAAGCAGACATTGAGCGTCTAACCAAAGAACTTGAAACTCAAGTTGCAGGCGGTTCGGGCTACACCTGGATAATTGGCTAAATTCCTTTGACTTTTTAAAACCTATTTGTTATACTAATCCTATAGGGGATTATTATATGATTATAGGTGTATGCGGTTTTATTGGAAGTGGAAAGGACACAGTAGCAGATTATCTACAAAATTTCCACGAATTTAGAAGAGAGAGTTTTGCATCAACTTTAAAAGATGCCGTTGCAGCAGTGTTTGGTTGGGACAGAACCTTGCTTGAAGGGCGCACAAAAGAAGCCCGAGAATGGCGAGAACAAGTGGATCCGTGGTGGGCAGAGCGACTATCTATGCCTACACTTACTCCTAGATGGGTTTTACAGTACTGGGGTACAGAAGTTTGTCGTAAAGGATTTCATGACGATATTTGGATTGCATCCTTAGAAAACAAATTAAGGACATCTAAAGATCATGTAGTAATTTCCGATTGTAGATTTCCTAATGAAATTCAAAGTATTAAAAATGCAGGCGGAAAGATTATTTGGGTTCAAAGAGGCGAATTACCTAGTTGGTATGATCTAGCTGTAGAAGCTAATAAAGGCTCAAATATAGCTATGAACGAGCTTAAAATGAAAAAGATTCATGCTAGCGAAACAGCTTGGGTTGGTACAGACTTTGATGTTATTGTCGATAATAACGGAACCATTGACGATCTTTATAAGCAAGCAGAATTAATAATCAGCAATCAAGTCCCCCTGACGCCAGTTGATCCCTTCCTTACTAAGCACGTTAGCGCAGTTACAGCAAATAGTTTTTAAATTTGCAGGGCGGCAATTATCTAAGTTGCCGTCCATATGAAACACTCTAAACACCTCTTTATGCGGGCTCTTAAACCCGCATTTTTCACATTGTGATTTCATCTTATACCCGGATCTCTGCCATCTAGGAATGCCATGGCCAACTCCGTGTGCCATGCAGATTTCACAAAGGCTTCGATAATAAACTCGATCCCCTTTCTTGTAGTTGACTGCACGTGGTCTTAAACCGCACTTACATAGTGGTCTCATAACATTATTTAAAGATTCTGTACCTTTTTTACCCCTTTTTATTAGGCGTTAACTGCCCAATTTTCCTAGGAGCCGCTAAATACTAGAAGCAACTATTACCAGGAGAATAAGTAACATGGCACTAGTATCCCCAGGCGTAGAGATTACAGTAATTGATGAGAGTTTTTATACACCAGCAGAACCTGGTACTACTCCAATTGTCGTAGTAGCTACAGCACAGAATAAAGCGAATGGAGCTGGCACAGGCACAGCTTCTTCAACAACTAAAGCCAACGCCGGCAAGGTGTTCAGGCTTACAAGCCAGAAAGATCTTCTTGATCTTTACGGCGTTCCTTTCTTTGAAAAGACAGCAAGTGGAAGTCCAGTACACGGCGGCGAAAGAAACGAGTACGGTCTTCTAGCAGCTTACAGCTTGCTAGGAGTAACTAACTCTGTATTCATTCTAAGAGCAGATGTTGATTTAGATCAACTTGAGCCTAGTGCAGATGCTCCTGGTTCTGCACCAACAAACAATCAATGGTGGTTAAACACACAATCTACAGCTTGGGGTATTAAGCAGTGGAACGGTGCTGCTAAACCAGCAGGACAGAAATTTGAAAACAAGACACCTATTGTTCTAACTGACGACGATTCTGCCAAGACTGTAGATTCTGCAGAAGGCTGGAAGCCATTAGAATCAGTTGGTTCTTTAGGCGATTATGCAGTAGTAATCCGTGGTTCCGTAGACGGTGTAGCAAGAATTTGGTACAAGAGTCCTGGTAGCCCTCTAGTTGCAGCAGGCACATGGGTATTAGTTGGATCTCCTGATTGGGCACAAAGTTGGTCAACAGTTGAAGGTCAAAATTCTTACACTGACGCTAGCCTAGCAACAGGTTCTACATTATTCACAATTAACGGTACAGCAATTAGTGTTAGCGGCGGTTCAAACGATGCTACATTAACACAACTAGTTAACGCAATCAACGGACTTTCTATTGCTGGCGGCGGAATTAAGGCTGCTAAAGTTAGCAATCGTTTAGCACTTTACAGCGACGGTACATCAACCGGTGACGGCATTGTTATTGCAGGCATTACAGAAGATGCAAAAACTAAATTAGGTTTAGATAACGGTACATACCTAGCTCCCGCTATTCAACACAGTCCACACAGCACTGTTCCCGAGTGGAAGTCTAGCGACACAAGTCCAAGACCTACAGGTTCCGTATGGGTTAACACAACTGAGCCAAATAGCGGCGCAAGATGGAGAATGAGCAGATACAGCACTGCATCTAGTTCATGGGTTCCTTTTGCAGCTCCGTTATACAGAAATACACATTCTGCACTTTACTATCTAGATAGAAGCGGCGGCGGATTTAAAGTTCCTCAAGATTCTTTATTTGTACAGTTTAATACATCTGAAGATTCTGGCAATGATGCAACTCCTGAAACAGCAACATACCAAATTTGGAGAAGAAATGTAGCAGCGAGCACTGAAACTGTTATTACAGGTACAGTTCCTACTACATTAACAGCCGGTGCTGACGATATTTCCTTTAGAGTATCTGTTCCAGGTGAAGAGGCTCTTTCTAGTGTTTACCTAGCAACATTTGACATTACAACACCGTCCAATGCTGCCCAAAATGCTGCAAGAATTGCAACAGCAATTAACGCATTAGGCATTCCGAACGTAGTTGCTGAAATCAGCGGCGATGCAGGTACAACATTAACTATTAGACACAAAGCAGGCGGAGATATCCGCATTCTTGAAACTGAGAAACTAGCAGCTTCTAAGATTTTTGCAGGTTCTGCAAACCTATATTCACTAGGTGCAGCAGCACAAGCAGACTCAACAATTCAAGGTCAATGGTTAGCATCTGGATGGCAACCACTATTTACTAGCGGTTACAAAGCTATTGCTGATGCACCGATTAACGAACCACAAGACGGACAACTATGGTATAACCCAGAAGTTAGTCAAGTTGACATGATGGTTCACAACGGTAAGACATGGGTAGGATATGCTAAGGCATACCCAACAACTGATCCTGCTGGCCCAACAGTGTCTGCTTCTACTCCAACAACACAAAGCGATGGTACAGCTCTTGTAGCTAACGATCTATGGATTAGCACAGCTGACATGGAAAATTTCCCAAGCATCTATCGTTATGATGGTACAACACCATACAGCGCAGCTGGTTGGACTCTAGTAGACAAAACAGACCAAGTAACAGAAGACGGCGTCTTATTTGCTGATGCACGTTATGGTTTATCTGGTGCAACAGGCAACACAGCCGCAGCAATTGCTGACTTATTAAACAGCAATTACTTAGATCCAGATGCTCCAGATCCAGCACTATATCCAAAAGGTATGTTGCTATGGAACACACGTAGAAGTGGGGGTAACGTTAAGCGTTACAACAACAACTACATCGATACAACAACTGACAACGCACGTTTTGACTCTACAAATTCTCCATTAGGTAACGCATTTGTTGCTGGTGAAGATATGAGCGGATATGCAACTGATCGTTGGACAACAGCTAGTGCTAACAACGAAGACGGTTCTGGTTCATTCGGTCGTAAGGCACAACGTAAAGTTGTTACAGCCGCAATGAAGTCAGTAATTGACACAAGCTCTGAAGCACGTGATGAAGAACGTCGCAACTTTAACGTTATTGCTGCTCCTGGATATCCAGAAGTATTAAGCAACTTGATCAACCTAAACATTGATCGTGGCTTAACAGCATTTGTTATTGGCGACACACCATTGCGTCTAAAAGACGATGCTACAACACTAACTAACTGGGGTACTAACGCAGGTCTAGTGCTTGACAACGGTGACGAAGGTATTGTTAGCTATGACGAATATGCAGCAGTATACTATCCAAACGGATTTACTACAGACCTAGGCGGTTCTAATGCAGTGGTTCCAGCATCACACATGATGCTACGCACACTTACATTAAGTGACCAGGCTAGCTATCCATGGTTTGCACCAGCTGGTACACGTCGTGGCGGTATTACTAACGCAACAGCAGTTGGTTACATTGATTCGTTAACTGGCGAGTTCCAGACAGTATCGTTGAACGAAGGACAGCGTGATGTTCTTTATGATCTAAAAGTTAACCCAATTCCATTCTTTGTTGGAGTAGGTCTAGTAGCTTACGGTCAAAAGACTCGTGCAAGAAACGCATCGGCATTAGACAGAATTAACGTAGCACGTTTGGTAATTTATCTACGCAGCCAGTTACGTAAACTAGCTCGTCCTTATATCTTTGAACCAAACGATAAATTAACTAGAGATGAAGTTAAACAAGCAGTTGAAAGTTTACTATTAGAATTAGTAGGCTTACGTGCTCTTAACGACTTCGCTGTAGTTTGCGACGAAACAAACAACACACCAAGCAGAATTGATCGCAACGAGTTATGGGTTGACATTGCTATTGAGCCAATCAAAGCAGTTGAATTCATTTACATTCCGCTACGTGTTAAGAACACAGGAGAAATCTAAAAATGGCAATTACATCTCTAAACAGATTTAGCGTACCAACAGACGGATCGGTAGTCAACCAGGCATTGTTAATGCCTAAGATGAAATATCGTTTCCGTGTGGTATTCACAGGATTCGGTGTAACTGCCGGCGATGCTGTAGAATTGACAAAGCAAGTTGTTGACGTTACAAGACCGTCAGTAACATTCGAAGAAGTTACACTAGATGTTTACAACTCTAAAGTATATCTAGCTGGTAAACACAGCTTCGAAGCTATTACAATCAACCTACGTGACGATGCTACTGGCCTTGTTCAACGTGTTGTTGGTGAGCAGCTACAAAAGCAATTCGACTTTATGGAACAAGCTTCTGCACGTTCTGGTATCGATTACAAGTTTACCTGCAGAATCGATGTACTAGACGGTGGTAACGGTACTAAAGAAGTTAATACTCTAGAAAGTATTAACCTATGGGGCTGTTTCTTAACTAACGTTAACTACGGTGAACTAAACTACGGTACAGGTGCAGAACCTGCTACAGTAGCACTAAGCATCCGTTTTGACAATATGACACAGTTGAAGGGTGGTTCTACATCAGTCATCGAAGGTATCGGTCGCGATATCGGAGAAAGAACTCTTGGTTCTATGACAACTGGTGGTGGCGCAGTTTAATACTAGCCAATAATCAAAGAAACCTCGGCATTTCCGGGGTTTTTTTGTGGCATAAATATTTGTATGGCAAATAAATTCACAAGGTACCTTACCAGCTTTGCAGGCGGAGTTGTTAGTGGTGCAACTAATCCAAAAGGTGTAGTGTCTGATTACAGACACGGCAGACGTCTTTTTATTGACGATACATTTAGGCTTGCACCTAGACAAAAGTTCCAGTACTACGTACAGTTTGAACTAGATAAAGATGCCATGCGATCAACGCAGTTTGCTGACAAGCATAGTCAAGAAGTTGGCTACCTTGTTAAAACAGCCGACATGCCGAAATATTCTTTTGATTCAGTTATTAAGAATCAATACAATAGAAAAAAGATTGTGTATAAAGGAATCAATTACGATCCTTTAAATTTAACTTTCCATGACGATAGTGCAGGAATTATAAACGCAATGTGGGCATTATACTACGGTTATTATGTCCACGATAGACACAACCCTAGGGCAGCATACGGTGCTACTCATTTAAGAACAACAAAAACTCCTCAAGACAATTTTAGATATGGTTTAGATAACCAAGTAACTGTTCCTTTCTTTAAGAGTATTAATTTATACACAATGAGTCGTAAAAGATTCTTAGGATATACTTTAATTAATCCTAGAATTAAAACTTGGAGTCATGGTCAGGGTGATTATGCTGATTCTCAAGGCATGGAACACAGCATGTCTATAGAATACGAAGCAGTGATTTATTCTGGAGGAACTGTTAAAATTAACAGCCCTAAAGGATTCGCATCTTTACATTACGACACAACGCCAAGTCCATTAAGTGTAGCAGGCGGTGGCGTTGCTAACCTAACTGGCGAAGGCGGTGTTTTAGATGGCATGGAACAAATCTTTGGAGATATATCGTCTGGGCAAGCATTCTCCAGTCCAGGTAATTTCTTAAGTACAGCACTCAAGGCAGTAAACACTTATAAGAATGCAGGTAAACTTAATAGCGATAAATTAAAATCGGAAGCATTAAGTATTTTAAGTAGTCCTGCCGGACTTGCTGCTGGCGCTAGTGTTATTGGTGGTGTTGCTGGAGCAATATTCCCTAAGAGAAATACAGCTAACGAGCCAACACAGGCATCAGCTAAAACGTTAACCGGAGATTAATATGAGAACTAATTTACCATCTCCAGAAATTACAGATAGTGCTGAAGGTACTAAATTATTTTTTGATACCTACGGATCCGAAGACATTGAATTTAATGCAGTAGACGTTGACTCTACTGTGGCATTTTTTAAACAACGAGGATTTGAGGAAGATGCTGCCCTTATTACCGCAGCAGTAATTCTTAAGCAAGCAAAAGTAGACCAAATGCCAGTTAGAGAATTGTTAGATACACTAAAAACATTTGACGGTGTACAGATGTCATCGTTGATTGCAGAAATCCTTAACAATAATCGAACACCAATTTCAACATTAGGTTACAGGTATAAGCCAGTTAAACCTGATCAAATTTCTAGAAATATCTCAGCATAATGGCCAAGTTTGCACAAGGTAGATTTGAAATGAAAAACCCACAGAAGTATGTGGGAAAGAAAACTCCTTTGGCTCGCAGTAGTTGGGAATTTGTGTTCATGAGAATGCTTGATGAGCACCAGGGTGTTGTAAACTGGGCTAGTGAAAGCATACAAATACCATATCGAGATCCGTTGACTGGTAGGCACACAATTTACGTGCCAGATTTTTTTGTTGTCTACAACGATAAAAATGGTAAAAAACATGCAGAAGTTGTAGAAGTTAAACCTGCTAGTCAAACATTTAGAGAGCAAGTGGGTAAAAGTGCTTACAACCAAGAGCAGTATGTAAAAAATATGGCAAAGTGGGAAGCTGCTAATGCGTGGTGCAAACAGCAGGGAGTTACTTTTAGAATAGTAAACGAAGGTGATATTTTCCACCAAGGTAAGAAACGTAGATAAGTACTGCTATGACTAAAAAACTCGAAGACCTATTTAATTTAGAAACTAAAGAATCTGGAGCTCCTGAAAAGGTTGAAAAACCAAAACCGGAAGAAGTAACTAGTATTGACAAAAGTTACAAAGCAGTAGCTGAAATTACCAAATCGTTACCGCAGATACAAGAACTAAATGATATAGATGAAGCTGAACTAGATAATCTAGCTAGTAAGGCGGAAGCAGCCTACGACGACCTAATGGATTTAGGTATGAACGTTGAAGTACGATATGCTGGTCGTATTTTTGAAGTAGCAGGAACAATGCTAAGTCATGCAATTACAGCAAAGACCAATAAAATTGAGAAGAAATTAAAAGCTGTAGATCTACAGCTTAAGAAGCTCAAAATGGATAAAGATACGCCGGAAGAAGATGGACAGTTGCTAAATGGCGAGGGTTACATTATTACCGACCGTAACGAACTCCTTAAGAAATTGGGTCAAAAGGAATAAATATTACTATGAAAACTTTTAGAGATTATCTTACAGAAAGCACAAAAATCTACAGCTTCAAGGTAAAGG